GTGATAGTAGTAACTCCCGATGACCCCGGCCCATTGTTTCGATAGTTCGGACATTTGCCAACCTGGCATTGACAGCCAGGCATGTGATATGCTAAATAGTCAACCAGGGGGTGTGACTCGATGCCAACCACTGTTCCTCCGAATCCGAACTCGGTGCGCGGGATGCGCGGCCGAGTCGGGCCACAGAAGCTGCCCAAGGGCGGGCGCAAGGGTCCGACGCCCAAGTGGCCGCTGGCCGTCCCGGCCAGCGAGGACGAGAAGAAGGCGTGGCGCGACCTTTGGCGCACGCCGCAGGCCGTCATCTGGGAGCAGCAGGAGTGGACGCGCTTCGTCGCGCGCTACTGCCGCATCATGGTCGAGGCCGAGCAGCCCAAGTCCAAGGCCCAGACCCGGGCTGAGGCGCGCAACATGGAGGACAAGCTCGGCCTGACGCCCAAGGCGATGAAGCTGCTGATGTGGGAGGTCGTCAGCGACGAGATCGAGGCGCACCGCCAGCAGTCGAACGCGGCCAGCGCCCGCTCGCGCATCAAGGCGGTCGGGTGATCGACCTGGTGAGCGTGTCGGAGGTCTACCGGGAGCGCGCGCGGCTGATCGCCTACCTGGCCACGCGGTGGCCAGCCGTCATCTGGCAGGACAGCAGCGAGTGGCCGATCATCTACCTGACCTCTCCGGCCGGGCAGCTCAGCTGGCACCTGTCGGCCGACGACCTGGATCTGTTCGAGCACGTGGCTCGCCTGCCGCCGGACGCGACCAACCCCTGGGACGGCCACAACACGGCCGAGAAATACCGACGCCTGCAGGCGTGCGGTAAGCTGGGCAGATGACAGACCAGCAACCCAGCGTCGGCCGGATCGTGCACTACGTCAGCTTCGGCACGCCGGGGGGCGAGTTCCGCAGCGAGTGCCGAGCGGCCATCGTCACGCAGGTGGCTGGCCGGGACGACCTCAGCGGCGAATGGCACGTGGGGCTGTGCGTGCTCAACCCTACCGGCCAGTTTTTCAACGAGAGCGTCCGCCAGAGTGAGGAGTGGCGAGACGGCGGCACCTGGCACTGGCCCGAGCGTGTCAGCCCGTGACCACCTCGCGCAGCACGTCGCCACGCTTGCCGATGCGGGTGGCGTGCAAGCGCTCGCTGGTGTCGTACCACAGGAACATGAACGGCCGGGTGTAGTCCACGTCCGGCGTGAACGGGTTGGAGCAGCAGTAAGCGAACTCCGGTCGGGCCGCGATGGCCAGCGCGGTGGCCCGCTGCTGCTCGGTGCGGACAGGGGCGACAGGTTCGGGGGTGCGGGCCAGGCCCACGGGCAGAGTCTCCATACTCGCAGCCTACCACGCTGTTGCCCAGTAGTCAACCCCCACACAAACGCGCGCCCCCCGGTTCGCCGGGGGGCGAGAGGTGGGCCTCAGACGCGCTTGGCGGCCAGCCGGTACTGGCCGAACTCGACCATCTCGGCCGGGGTCAGCTCGGCCATCGCGGCGAACAGCTCCGCCTGGGCCTGCCGCTGCTCGTTGCGCAGCGTGGCCAGCGGGGTGCGGGTCTGCAGCATCCCCTCGCGCTTCATCCGCACCGCACCCTTGGTGTCGGTGGCCTCGAACTCCAGGTCGAGCAGCTTCTCGAACTTCTCGTTGCGCTCCATCGGGGTTCCTTTCCCGTTGTCGTTGCTTGAAATTCAAGTATACCAGCCGAATTGCCAGTTTGTCAACCCTTACCGCGAGGGTCGGCACGAGGAGGTGGCTGGCTGATGCCGTGGCGAGGCCCGAACGAAGAGGGCGAGTTCCCCACGCTGGGCTACGACGTGGGCGAATGGATCGAACAGCACATCGTGATCCCGGACGGGTACCGCAAGGGCGAACCCTACGTGCTCACGGACGAGATGTGGCAGTTCCTGGTCTGGTACTACCGGCTGTACCCGCACGCCGACAAGTGGCCAGCGCCCGACTCGTTCTCGTACTACGGCGGGCAGCTCCGTCGCAGCCAGAAGTGGGGCAAGGACCCGTTCGGCGCGGCCATCATCTGGGCCGAGGCGCTCGGCCCGACCAGGTTCGACGGCTGGAACGCGGCCGGTGAGCCTGTCGGCAAGCCCTACCCGACCCCCCTGATCGTGTGCCTGGGTACCAGCGAGGACCAGACCGACAACACCTGGGGACCGGTCCTGTCGATGGCCCGCAATGGGCCGCTGGCTAACCTGCGCGGGCTGGACGTCGGCCAGACTCGGGTCGAGCTGCCGGAGGGTGGCAAGATCGAGCCGGTGACCACCTCGGCACGTGCCCGCCTGGGCGCGCCGATGACGATGGCCACGATCACCGAGTCCCACCTGTTCACCCTGCAGGGCGGGTTCCGCAAGGTGGCCGGTGCGGTCAAGCGGAACATCGCGGGCATGGACGGCAGGTGGCTGGAGCTGACCAACGCGTGGGACCCGACCGAGGGCAGCGAGGCACAGGTCACGGCCGAGACCGCCAACGCGCGGGTCTACGTCAACACGATCGAGCCGCGCAGGGTCGAGGTGCTGGCCGACGATGAGGAGCTGTACCGCGAGCTGATGCGCCAGTACGGCGACAGCGCGCGCGAGCGCGGTGGCTGGGTCAACATCCGTGGCCGGATCTTCCACGAGGTGCGCAACGAGGCGTTCCTGGAGGCCGACCGCCGCCGCTTCTTCCTGAACGAGATCGTCGTCGGCCAGAGCGCGTTCATTCCGCCCGAGCGCTGGGACATGCTGGGCGCCGACCACCAGTCGGACGACGTGCTGCAGCCCAAGGACGAGATCGCGCTGGGATTCGACGGCTCCAAGCGTCGCGACGCCACCGCGCTGATCGCCGAGCGCCGCACCGACCGCCGCCTGTTCGTGATCCGAGTGTGGGAGCGCCCCGACGACGCTGGCCCGGACTGGAAGATCCCCAGCGCCGAAGTCGACCAGGTGGTACGTGACACGTTCTCGGCGTACAAGGTCGGCGCGCTGTTCGCCGACCCGTTCCGCTGGCAGGACTACCTGGACGCGTGGTCGGGCGAGTGGCCGGACCGGATCCTGGAGTTCGCCACCAACCAAGAGCACCGGATGGACAGGGCTATCGAGCGGTTCACCAGCGCGGCGGCCGACCACCAGATCCGGCACGACGCCGACCCGACCCTGACGCGGCACGTTCGCAATACGGTGCTGGTCAAGGGATCCCGTCGCAAGGAGCGGCCGGGTGAGGAGGGCGGCATCGCCACCCACTATCTCAAGATGGCCAAGCGCGGCGACAAGCAGTGGATCGACGCGGCGGTGGCCAGCGTGCTGGCGCACGAGGCGATGGCGCACGCAATCGAACAGAAGATCTTCGCCAAGCTGACCGACGCCGAACCCTGGGTGGTGACGATGTAATGGCGCTGGCACTGCGCGGCACACACGCCCGACCCCGGCGGTCGGGCATCGACCTGCTGCGAGCAGCGACGCGGGTGGCCACCCGCCGAGCGCTGCTGGTGGCGCTGGCCGTGTTGCCCTTCGCTGCGGGGTGGACGGCGCGTAAACTTGTACTCGGCATCTGGCTGGTCGGCACTTGGCTGCTGGCCACCGTTGTCCTGGGCTGGCGGATGGCTGGCCCGGCTGCGCGTTCGACCAACGACGACGAGAGTAGCGAGGGGGCGGCACCGTGGGTTGGCTCGAACGCATAGAGCGCGCTGTACGGACCGAGGTGGCCACCACCCGGTCGCGTCCGCTGATCGGGAGGGTGGCCGGACCGCCTGCACCCGCCGAGCAGCGGTTTGGACTCAGCCAGCTGATGGAGATGTTCTCGTACCAGGGCGTCGGGTACAGCGTCTATGGCGGGGACAACCAGAACCGCGAGCGGGACACCACCTCGTTCACCCGGTACGTGGGCGAGTTCTACCGGGACAACGGCATCATCTTCGCGGTCATCCTGTCGCGGATGCTGCTGTTCACCGAAGCTAAGTTCCAGTGGCAACGGCTGATCAACGGCCGTCCGGGCGACCTGTTCGGCACCCCCACGCTGTCGCTGCTGGAGGTGCCGTGGCCCAACGGCACCACCGGTGACCTGCTGGCCCGCATGGAGCAGGACGTCAGCCTGCACGGCAACTTCTACGCCACGCGCGAGGGCGACCGGATCCGCAGGCTGCGGCCGGACTGGGTCGAGATCATCCTGGACTCCGCCCCCGGTGAGGCGGTCACCACCAACATCGTCGGCTACCTGTACAAGCCGGGCGGCAGCGACTCCAGCACCGCGCCCAAGGTCTACACGCCGCAAGAGGTCGCGCACTGGGCGCCGATCCCGGACCCGCTGGCCCAGTACCGGGGCATGAGCTGGCTCACTCCGGTCATCCGCGAGATGGTGGCGGACCGCGCGGCCACCGACCACAAGCTGAAGTTCTTCGAGAACGCGGCCACCCCCAACCTGGCCGTCTCGTTCAGCGAGAACATCACCAAGGACCAGTTCAACGCGTTCATGGCGGCCATGAACGCGGCGCACCAGGGCACCGCGAACGCGTACAAGACGCTGTACCTGGGCGGTGGCGCCGACGTCAAGACCATCGGCGCCAACATGGACCAGATGGACTTCAAGAACACCCAGGGCGCAGGCGAGACGCGGATCTGCGCGGCGGGTGGCGTGCCCCCGATCATCGTCGGGCTGTCGGAGGGGCTGGCCAGCGCCACCTACAGCAACTACGGGATGGCCCGCCGTAAGTTCGGCGATCACTGGGCCAGGCCGCAGTGGCGCAGCGCGTGTGCAGCGCTCGCGGTGCTGCTCGACGTGCCGTCCGGCGCCCGCCTGTGGTACGACGATCGGGACATCGCGTTCCTGCGGGAGGACCAGAAGGACGTCGCGGCCATCCAGAGTCAGCAGGCCACCACCATGAAGAGCCTGGTGGATTCTGGATACGAGCCGGACTCGGTCACGGCGGCCATGCTGAACGAGGACTGGTCGCTGCTCAAGCACACCGGGCTGTTCTCAGTGCAGCTGCAGCCGCCTGGCACCGTTCAGAAGGCTGGTGCGATGGCGGCGGGTACCGGGCCGGTGGCCGGACTGCCTGCGGGCGGATCGGGACCGAACGACACCACCCCCGCCAAGACCGCAGCGGGTGGCCAGCCGACGCCAGCGGCGGGAGGCCAGACCAAGAGCGGAACCGCTACTCCGGCCAAGCCCGCGACCCCCAGCCAGCCAAGTAGCGCTACTCCGGCCACCCCCGCGCGTGACACCGACGAGCTGGCCGAGCTGCGCGAGCAGGTGGCCAGCCTCACCAGCCTGGTGACCGACCTGGTGACCCAGCGCACCGACTGGACCCCGGACGCGCACCCGCGCGATACCAACGGCAAGTTCGCCGACACCCCCGGGAGCGGTGGTGGCGGGCACCTGGCTGGCCTTACGGGCGCGCTGGCCAAATTCAAGTCCGATGGCGGTGAGGTGCGGATCCAGAGTGAGCCCGCCCAGTCGCTAGAGGAGCTGGACACCCTGACCGAGATGATGGGTCCTGACTTCGCCAGCGACAAGGGCGTGGACTTCACTCGGGCCGCGCTGGAGGAGCCGGGCGCCACCGTGCTGGTGGCCGATGTGGACGGCGCCGGACTCGGCGGGGCGCTGGCGATGCGCAAGCTGCAGAACGACGAGGGCGGGGATTTCTATTACGTCGAGTACGTAGGGTCGACCGGGATGGCCAAGGGCGCCGGATCGGCGCTGGCGCAACAGGCCGCGCAGATCGCGGCGCGCGATGACCTGCCACTGCTCGGCGAGCCGGACAGCCGTGAGGCCGAGGCGTTCTGGCGCAAGGTCGGCTGGACCGACGACCCGCTCGACAACGGCACCGAGTTGCTCGGCTGGACGCCCGAGCAGGTCAAGGAGGTGGCTGGCCTGTGATCGACCTGGATGACGACCGGTGGCGGGCCACGCGGCTGGCCCTGCAGCTGCCCGCCGAGCGCAGCGGCTGGGACCAGGCCAGCCACCCGCGCGAGCCCAGCGGAAAGTTTGCTGAGGTGCCGGGGCTGGACCTGGTCGCCAGCAAGGGCAAGCGCAAGGGCATCAGCCACAACACGATCACGGCCAAGCAGTGGGGTCAGAAGGTCGGCCACATCCGGCTGACCGGCGAGGGCACCGAGATCGACGACCTGACCGTGTCGCCCAAGCATCGTGGCAAGGGCATCGCCCACAGGCTGATGCAGGAGGCCATCCGGCAGCACGGCCACAACACGATGCGGCTGCACGCCAGCCCGTTCGGCAGTGGCGGGCTGGACTCCGAAGGGCTGATGGCGTTCTACGCCAAGCATGGGTTCGTGCCCGAACCCGACCGGGGCAAGGGCTACATGGTGCGCCACCCGAGCGGTGGCCGGTCGGCCGAGTCGGACGGCGAGGCGCGCGGCTGGGACGAGGCGCTGCACCCGCGTGCGCCTGAGGGCAGCGGCAGCGGTGGCCAGTTCATGGCCTACGACAAGAGCAAGAACCAGGGCACGGGCTACGGCAAGAAGGGCGGCGACGCCAACGTTCGTGAGCTGCAGGAGGCGCTGAACAAGCTCGGGTTCACCGACGCCAAGGGCAACAAGCTGGCGGTGGACGGCCAGCTCGGGCCGCTGACCACCGCTGCGATCATGAAGGCCCAGAAGCAGCTCGGGATCAAGCCGGACGGCAAGGTCGACAAGGCGCTGCTGGACAAGATCAAGGCCATGCACGCGCCCGGCAAGCCAGCGGCTCACCAGGACCACAGCAAGGCCAAGCCCGGCGGCCACCCGCCAGCGGCGCACGAAGACCACAAGGGTGGCCAGCCGCACAAGCCCGCAGCCCACGAGGACCACAGCAAGGCCAAGCCAAAGCCGCACGGGCCGAGCGCGCACCAGGATGTCAAGGGGCCGGGTGACGGCAAGTTCCACAACGCGCCCGCGCACCATAAGCCCAAGCACAAGGCAGGCCCGGCCTCGGCGCACAGCGAGGTGGACACCGGCAAGCCCAAGGCCAAGCCACCAGCGAAGAAGAAGCCCGCCAAGCCCGAACCGCCGCACTACCAGCACGTTGAGGTGCGGCCGGGCGATCGGGGCTGGCGGCCGGACGACGCCGACGAGCGCGCCAGCAAGTGGACGGAGGGCAAGCACCCGCGCAACCCGGACGGCAAGTTCGCGCATCTGTCCACCGCGCAGCTCGCCCACGAGCTTGGTAAGACCAATTACCAGCTCAACGAACCGAGCAACCAGATCGGCGCCATGCAGAAGGCGCTGCAGGCCAAGCACAAGGCGCTAAAGACCGAGCTGAACAAGCGGCCGGACAAGCCTGCCAAGATCCCCGAGTGGACGCCGGGTACCAAGTTCACCGGCGACGCGGGTTCGCCCAAGCCCGCGACGCCGACCCCGGCTGCTCCGCCCAAGCCTGTTGTTCCGGCCGCCCCGGTCGAACCAGCGGCGCCCGCACCCAAGTATGACCTGCCCGAGTACAAGCCCAAGCCGCCCAAGCGCATGCCCGAATCCAAGACGGGCGTGTCCAACGCGGATGAGATGGACCTGGACCGCGACCAGCGCAAGGCGGTGCGCGAGTACAGCGGTGGCCGGTACCGGGACGTCAACTACACGCTGCGCGGCAAGGACTGGACGTACTCGGACACCCAGGAGATCATCGACGGCCTGGACGCGGTGTTCGACAAGGGCGCCAAGGTCGACCGGCCGATGACGGTCAAGCGCAGGGTGATGGGCGCGCGGCTGATGCTGGGCGAGCCGGGCGAGAAGGTGGGTAAGACGTTCACCGACCCGGCGTTCGTCAGCACCACCGAGCTGGCCGATATGAAGAACATCCAGGGCGTTTTCGGCCACGACGAGTTCGAGATCCACCTGCCGGAGGGCACACCAGCGTTCCGCATGGGTAAGCTGTCGAAGAACACGCACGAGAAGGAGATCCTCCTAAAGCGCGGGACCAAGTTCAAGGTGCTGTCGGACAAGCAGACCCCCCAGGGCAGGCGGATCAAGCTGGAGGTAGTGCTGTGACGACTCCGACCGGAGAGCCCGACGTCGACCAATTCACCTGGCTGCCGGACGACGTGGTCTGGGACGACGACCAGGACGCGCCGGACGAGCGCAAGGCCAAGGTCAGCGCGTGGGACGAGGCCAAGCATCCGCGCGACCCGGACGGCAAGTTCGGCGACCACGGCGGCGGCGGGGTCCCCGGACCGATCTTCGACTTCGGCGGGTCGGCGGACATCAGCCTGGACGAACCGCCCTCCGGACCGGTGTTCAGCCCGACACCCAAGGCCAAGCCCGTGAAGAAGGGCAAGGCCAAGCCGATGAAGAAGACCACCTCAGGGCCGATATTCAGCCCGGCGGGTGGCGGGAGCGACGACGAGATCGACCTGGAGGAGCCGTCCGGGCCGATCTTCAGCTTCGGCGACGAGGAACCCGATCTGGGTGACGCGCCCAGCGGTCCGATCTTCAGCCCGGCCAGCCCGACGCCCGAACCGCCCGGCCACAGCAAGCCACCAGCCGAGCCAGACGACAGCCCCCGCCGCACCTACGGCAGGGGGTTCGTCGACGGGATCAACAAGCAGTCGGGCGGCAAGGAGTACACCGACCTGCCAGCCGACTGGGAGATGGACCGGGTCGACAAGATCGAGGGCAACTACAACTGGTTCGAGAACCTGACGCCCCAGCAGCAGCAGACGGTGCGCGACACCATCAGCACCACCTCACAGAAGCCGACCTACGTGCGGATGATGCCCTACGGGCTGGGGCAGACCACGCGCGATGGCCGGATGAAGAACGTACACGAGACCCGCAGCAAGGACGACCGGTACCTGGACCAGCGCAGCGATTACGAGCGCGAGGTGATGGGGATCGACCCTGGCACTCCGGACGAGTACAAGCCGATCTACGGCTACGTCGGCGACATCGGGACGGCCGACGCGTACGGACCGGTAGCGGTCAAGCTCAAGCCGCAGGTGCGCCAGCGGACCACCGCCACGGTGGGCGACAGCCTGAATGGCCTGGCGCAGCCCTACGGGGTGGACAAGCTGCCGGACCTGTCGCACGACCAGATGATGGCCAACATCTACGGCGGGGTGAACGTCCAGAACCACCTGCCGCACGGGTCGATCTTCGACTACATGGAGGCGCAGATCCATGGCGGAGTGTCACTGGACGACATCGACTCGGTACACGTCGACCTTGAGCCGGGCGAAACGCTGGACGACATGTTCGAGCCGAGCACGCTGGCCACGCTGCACGATCGCGGTATACCGGTCATTGCGAACCAGCCCGACCTGCTGCC